TGCCTTTTGTGCTGCCTCTGTTGCGGTTTCATAGGATTCTAACAATATTCCCGACCTTTTCCGCTGTAACCATAATAAGAATTGATCTTTGGCCGCCGGGATTCTGAAACCGCCGCTGATCGGATTAAAGAAATACTCAATCAGATCATCCTTTGTAGCGTCCTCCATCGTATACTTTTTCATAACGACCTCCGGCATATCTCTGCCAGCTTATTTAACGGGCAGTTTTTACAATGTTCGCTTTCGCTCAATGGCATTTCCTTGATATCTTCATCCCATATTTCCGGCCATTTGCAATATTTGTCACACATCGTTTGAAGTAGGCTTTCGATTTCTTTTTCTTTATCCATCTTTCCTCCTGTCTTGGTCTTGATATTATCCGCAGTCCAGATCATTAAAGTATTGCAGCTGACATGATATGTCTTGCATCAGTACGGCATAGCTCTTCGTCTTGTTATCAACCTTGGCTTTACCGGCGTATATCTGGTAGAATCCATCCTGATAAAATTTATCGCTTGTGCCGTTCTGGCATCCCGGACATATAAAACCGCTGCGATTACTGCTATGCCTCCAGCCTTTTTGTATAAATTCGTTAGCTTGCGCCTCGATCTCTTCCGCTGCCTTGTCAAAATTAAAACTGTAGGTATAGCCGCAATCGGCGCACTCTACCAACATTCCCTTCATAATGCCTCACTTATAACAAAAGTAATCAGTTTCCACCTTGCGCCATACACCGCTACCCTGTATCCTCATGCTCTGATATACAACCGTTTTCGGTACATCGTCTGCGCCGTACTTAATCAGGTTTGCGGCCATCTCGTAACATTCATCTGGAATCGTCTTACTATAGAATTTCCCTGTAGTGCTGTACTGCCCTTTCTGATATAGCACTTTTTCGATAGTATCCGGCCAATCTTCAGACTTAACCCTATTAAGTACAACCGCACCTGTCAGCCGTGCCGCCTCGTGTTCTGGGTCAGTATTCCAATTCTCCCAATACATAACCTCTGCGAGCAGTTCGATATCCGTCTGTTCTGGTAGCTTTGCGCCCTTGTCTACAACTTCTTTTCGTATTTTCGAGAATCCTGCAAGCGGTTTATCGCCGTCAATCATCACATAATGTTTCAGCTTTACGCCCGGTATAAGTTCCCCGGGTATTACTGCTGCCTCGGCTTTGATTTCGGAAACCATCATGATTGCCAGCACAATTAACAAAATGACAGTTAATACCGAAGCAATCGGGGTTATTATCGTCTTTTTATTCTCGTTCACGATACAGCCCCTCCTATAAACATGGCGTATCCGTCTGGAACATTAGCCCCTAAATAGCTACAGATAGTTACATAATCCTTTTCCCTGTCCTTGATCTCCTGTTCGAGTAGTTCTTTTTCTCTCGTTCTCTCGGCTATCAGGTTTTCAAGCTGTTCTATCTTTTCATATAGAGCCTGTCGTACAATGTCCGGCATTTCCTCCGCTGTATCTTGTGTGGGCTTGTTCTGCTCTTTCATCTTCTTTGAGCCGTCCATGATCGCCTTCGGAATGTTCGCCGCCTTTGAGTCCAAATTTATGGTCTTATAATTATTTTTGTCCGCCATTTTCCTTAAATGTCCTCTCGTTGTTCTCCCGTTATCCTTCTTGCTCCCCTCAACCCTTATGCCGTTTGCCTGTAATACTTTCACGATCTCACTACTCTCGCACAGATTAAGATCAGCCAGAATCCTTATTTGCCTTTTCTTGTGCATGGCATTGTTGTACATACTGCAAATCTCGGCTTCACACATATACATAACTATCTACCTCTCGGCGGTCTATCCCCTTCCGTGGTATATGCCGTTTCATTTTTGTTTAAGATCAGGTCTATCGGACTGTCGCATGATAGGCATTTCCTTGTCAGTTTCTTGTCTCTGATATTTGTCCTGTACTTGAAACGCCCTCCGCAATTCGGACAGTTCATATACATGGGTATCAGATTTTCTATCTGTGTTTCGCTCCCACATTCACACCTGAACTCATATAGATCACGCTTTGCACAAAAACCTTTTACCTTTCCGCATTTCTCACACTTAATCATCAGGAAACCTTTATAAGGACCCGGATATGCCGCCTTTAGTTCTGAATCGTATCTCACTTTATGCCTCCCTCTTTAATCTCTGATGCTCTTTGAAGATCGCCGGCTCATTCATCAGCCGTATTACTTCCGCTTTCAGTTTCTTTGTCTGCTGCCGCCGTATCTTTCTGTATCTGTAATGTTCTTCCGTGATAGCGTCACACTCGCCCACATATTTATATGTCTGTGAGAATATAAACGCCTCACCAACCATCGCCATAAGGCACAATATGATCGGCTGATTGTAAAACATCGCTGCCGCCGTCACAAATATCCCCAACCATGCCGCCATCATGATGATTTTCAAAACTACACCCAGAATGATTGATGCCATATACTGCTTTAATTCTTTTTTCATAAGTAGCCCTCCTATACCGCCTTCTCAACTGCTGCTGTTCTGCTGCTCATTCTCATTTCAAATGTTCTTTTCTGCGCAACCTCGGCACTGTATCCGGCTCTGCCGTTTCCGTCCATTTCGCCCGTGTATCCTCTTTCTAATTCCCTGTACACTGTGGCTCTCTGTTTGTTCAGTGCTTTGGCGATTTCCGCTATGCTGTTTCCTTCAGAATACAGCTTCTCGATCTGTTTTCTTTCCTCATAAACCATCCATCCCATCGTTTCTCCTTTCCGGGCTTTCGCCCTTTTTAATATGTACCTCGTAATACAGCGTCATCCTCATATCAGTAAATTCATAATCTGCTGTCTGGTACGGCTGAAGTGGAGGCGTAAGCCTTGCCTCTTTCCAATCCTTTCTTCTGATTTCCTCGGTACAAACAAAACGCTGCACGATATATCCCTTTACTCGCTCCCATAATCCCGGCTCATAGTCGGTCAGTAAAAACGAGAATCCTACAAATATAGGTTCGTTACTGTCTCCCTCTATGAGTTTCAGGTTTCTGTGGTTGTCCGTAAGTGCGATAAACTCTTGCAGCGTTACCATCCTGTTATGCCTCTCTTGATCTTGATTCTGAAATTTCCGCAAATAAAAAAAGTGCGCCGAAAGTCAATTAACTTTCAACGCACTTTGCGTTATGGAACTTATGCGGCGAAAAGTCTTGTTTAACTTTGTCGCACTTATTTTATAATTTCAGCCCCGCAAAGTCAAGTATTTAATGCAACCATTTTCTTAAAATATTGAACAAAATTAAACAACCGTTTTTGTACAGAATATACAAAGAACGATTGCATGACTAAAAGACAGTTCGCTTGTAATCCGCCATCTGCCTGTGTTTTATTCATATTCGGTTGTTGTATAAGTGAAAATATCATAGAAATGATACAAGGCGTGATCGTTTATACCGCAATCCCCAATTTTAAAAGTTCGGCATCGAAGGCTTTATTGCTCGTGCTATACCCCAATATCCGCCGGGGGTAGTTGTTCATCCATTCCTCCGTAGCCTTTAACTCTTCGTCTGTCACATAATTAAAGTCCGTACCTTTGGGATGCTTACGGCGAATCATGCCGTTCTGTACCTCGTTCGTTCCCCTCTCGAAACTACTGTAAGGGTGTGCAAAGTAAACCTTCGTTCTCTGTTCATTGTGGTTGATGCAGGACTTTTCTAATTGATCTGCCGCTGCAAACTCTGTACCGTTGTCAAATGTGATCGTCTGAAATATCTTTCTAAAATTGTCTGCTCCCCATTCCTTCTCGATAGCGTCCATTGCCTTAACGACCGTATCGGCTTGTCTGTTCGGTATCCCTACTATGATCTCTTTCCTTGTCTTTCTTTCTGTCATGGTTAGCAAGGCGTTTTTACTTTTCTGTTTGCCCTTCCCGGAATAAACGGTATCGCCTTCCCAATGTCCGAAGGTTTCCCTTGTCTTTATTTCTTCCGGGCGTTTCTCGATGCTCTCTCCGGCCGGAGCTTTGCTCGGCTTTTTCCGTTCAACGGTCTTGTATTTTTGCTTTTTGTTGCCATGTCTCGGCAGTTGCCTTGAAGTGAGGTTTAGAAATATGCCTTTCTCGATATAGCTGTAAAGTGTCGGGATGGATACTACTGTAGTGAATCCCTGTTCTTTTGCTACGGCTATAGCGGCGGCGGGGCTGTAACCATTTTCTATGATGATCTTTTCTATGAAATCGGCATATTCTTTATCTTTTCCGATCTTCAATTCTGGACCCTTATCAGATTTGTGTTTTTCAAATTTATCCTGTGCTATATCCGCACTGTATGATCTCTTCATTTCCCATGTGCTACCATCCAGCCTTTCGTACTCTCCCCGTTTTAATTCACGGTATATGGTTGATTTGTTCACACGCAGTTTTGAAGCTATGACTGTTGGCTTTTCTCCCTGTGTATGCCATTTTTCTATACGCAGCCTGTCTGTATAGGTTAATTGTTTGTAAGTGCGAGATTCTTTCGCCATATTATCCTCCTCTCCCGATATACCGGCATAACGGTTACATCCGTTCCGTTCTGCCTGTCGCACTATTGCTATTCAGTTGAAAACTCTGTGAAACATATATCGGCACAATCCGCCGAAATATTACCGAACAGATAATCGGAATTAACAAAAAAACACCTCCGAAGCTGCACGAGCATGATCGTGCGCCCCGGAGGCTTTTGTTATCCCTTCCAAACTATATCAAGCGCTTTACAAGTTTTCTTTCCGACATTCCCGGATGCCGGTTCAATGTCGTTATCCTGCTGTAGTGCTTTAACGGCATCCCTCGTTTTCTTGCCGAATATGCCATCAATCTTGCCGCAGTTATAGCCCATTGTTACAAGCTGTTCCTGCACCATCTTGACATCATCCCCGGTCATGAGATCGCCTTCAACATATTTCAGCTTGCGAGTGAGTACCTTTTCATCGCTCCACCATTTCGGACGGCCGCAATGTGTCCAGCCACCGCCTTTGAATGCGGTTTTTACAACGCCCCACTTGCGGCCTTTCGCCTCAATCACATATCTATTGCCGACATAATAGCCGACATGATGCATATATTTGACGGTTTTCTTAACTACTTTCCCGTTCGCATCCTTTTCCTCTACGGTTTTCTCGCCCTGCTGGAATACCATATCGCCCGCCTTCAGTTCGCTTGAATCTATCGGCTTGCACAGCTTGTACAAGCCATCGGCGGTGGTGTCGTAATCCAACAGATCATTCAGAATGAAATAATATGTTCCCAACCCTGAACAATCAAAGGCGTGAGAAGTCATCATGTCAAATTTTCCGATTCTGGAATACTGTTTGAGGTTCTGTGATATCAGCGTGAGTATCTGGTCTACCCTGTCTGTGGTTTCCTTGCTCGTCAGATCGGGAAGGATGTTGCATATCGTCTCGCCCTGTCCTGACAGAACATAAATACTGTGTATATCTACCTCGTTTTCAAGGTATTTTACAAAGTCGGATATCTTTTTGCTCATTAGATCACCGCCTTTTCATTCCTTGACTTCAGGCAGTCCGGCAAGGCTCGTACATAATGACAGAATGCCAGCAAGCACGGATGCACTCGCAACCACACCCCAATTAACCTCCGACATTACGGCAGCTGTTCCGATCGTGGCTATAGCGGTCTGCGCCACTGTCTTGATGGCACGGATTCCGGCAGCCTTCCACCAGCCTATAGATGTAAGATTTTTTGCCATATTACGCCTCCTTCGCTTCGAGCGTTTCAATCCTCTGTTCAAGCAGTTTGTCGTTGTCTTCAAGCCTGAACACACGCTCAACGATGTTATTGTGCTTTTCGACCTTCTTTTCAAGTTGTTCGATTCTGTAAACCGTTAGGCGATTACTCGCCATTATGCCCCCGAAAGTACCGAGCAATGTTCCGGCCAATGATATTCCCGCAACAATTACAGCTTCCGAAACCATATCCACCACCTCCTATAGTTGATGTTCTGCTCTTAACTGCGCCGCCTCATTGATCTTTGCTACTGCCGCTGCCGTGTCATCATCCGTGATATCGCCATGCAGCATGATTATCAGGAACAATTCATCTATGACTTCCTTCTGTAGCTGTATGATCTTGCTCTGCGCCTCGAACAGTTCGTATTTCAAGTCTTTCAGATCATCCGCCATACGGTTCTCCTATGATGTACTCATAGTCGTTTGCGGTGATCTTCCCGCTTTCTACACGCTCCGCAACATCCTCTTTGGTTATGCGGTGTTTGTCGTACAGTCTTTTCAGGCTCTTTACATATTCGCTCATAACAGACCCTCCTCCATCAGTTGTAATGTGTAACTGTCGATAGCCTCGGCGGTGTCGATCGCCTCGATGCTTTTGAGCATCTGATACTCTGACACGCTGATTTCCCGGCTCTCGCACTTCCAATCGGTGTAAGCTTCCATGCCGGTTGTCTCGTCAGCCTCATGCTCGACCTCTTCAATGTTACGCCTCTCGATGTAGGTGTCCGGGCTTATCAACTGCAATTCGTCAGGCTGCGTTGCACAAATCTCCTGTTTCCATTCCTTCATGATCTTTCCTCCTGTCAAGTTTGGATATGATATCTTTTAGCCTGCCTATATCCACACACGGCTTGATGTACTTCAGATAGCAGTTATATGTATCGCTGTAGGAATACCAGCCCATATAGGACAACATCGCCTCGATGTGCTTTCTGTAGTAACCTCTGCCTACTTCCTTTTCCTTGCGCAGCTTTGCCGCAAGCCGTGTAGTGGCAAGCATTATTCTTTTCCGTATCGTTACCCGGTTACGGTAAAATATGAATCCCATGTAATCTATCGCCCTGCCCGTTACGCTGCCGTTCTTTCTGATGTAATGAAACCGGCAGACTTGCCATGTCCTTTTGAGCTTTAGGCGAAACCTCCGGCCGATGAATCTTGCTATGCCTATGATCGCACCGTGCAATCGTTTCTTGTTATCATCCATTATCACGATATCGTCCATGTACCGCTCCATCTTCTCGAAGCCCAGCGTTTTTGTGATATAGTGGTCTAATGGTTCTAACAGGTAATTCGCAAGCCATTGGCTGATATAGAAACCTAACGGGATTCCTTTCTTGAAACCTGACAGACACACCCTTATGACATACAGAAACCAATCATCCTTTATCCTGATCGCAAGTTCCCTCATGAGTATGTCAAGCCGTATGCTGTCGTAAAAGTGCCTTATGTCTATCTTTGCGAAGTTCCTTATTCCCTTGCCTTCCCTAATCCATGACGCAAGCCGTTTCTTTGCGTAGTGTGCGCCACGCCCCGGAAACGAGCCGCAAGAATAGGGATACGCCGTTGCCGTTATGATCGGCTCTAATATCAGAACGATGATATGATGTAACCATTGTTCTCGCATTTCCGGCATATAGATTTTCCGTACCTTGCCCTTCTCCCGGATTAAACGGGGTTCTTTCTTGGACGGCACGAAGGCAAGTTCTGGATGCTCCACCTTGCCCGGTCTTGTGTTCCTTATAGTCTCGATCATCGCTTTCACCTCTTCGTCAAGGTGAGCGTCTATATATTGGATTTCCTTTCTCTTTGTCTTGCCTTTCCGAAGCAGCGTGTACGCCTTGCGTACATTCTTCTCGTCAAGCATCTTTCGATACAGATACTTGTACTGTTTCATTCCCGACAGTACTCCTATGGTGATATTTTTCTTCTATCTCCTCACGGCGGCGGGTTCGACCACCTGTGCCGCCGTGCCTGTGTCGGATTCATTTCCACTCCCCAAACTACTAATAGCGGATAAACGGTGTCTCAACCGTCAGCGGTGTAGGATTCAAGATCGCTTTTGGTTCATAGTTGTTTACCCTGTCACAGATTACGGATAGAGTAACGGCAGAGCCGATGTTCCAGTTCGCATTCGTGGCGGCATTGTTGAGATTCAACGCCCGCACGCCGTCATTCGCACCATTGTTGCAATTCCCGAAGCGTAGCCCAACCGCCGTAAAGACGCAATCTTAAACCCCTCATAGTTTTCTATGAGATCATAAATCCTATACAAGAGATATTGACTATAAGTTACATTCTGGGGGAAGACCCCCAGACCCCCTATGCGGCTACGCCGACAGGTGGTAAGAGAAGAACGGCAGAGCCGAGCGCCCAGTACGCAGACGTGGCGGCATCGTTGAGAGTCAACGCCCGCACGCCGTCAAACGCACCATCGGGGCAATCCCCGAAGCGTAGCCCAACCGCCGTAATTCCTGCATTTACGATAAATCCATCACAACCGCCGAGAACGGTAGAACCGTTATAAGGCGGCAGAGACGGTACAGCACCGAATCCGGGAACGGTAACATACTTGTGAGGGTAATGCCATGAGGCATCGCCAACCTGTGTATAGTCGATTCCGGCGGGCTGATAAGTGCTGCCCGGAGTGCTTATGTCGTATGTGTAATTCTTTGACACATACAGCTTGCCGCTGACACAAGCGGTATAAGGGTCACGCATCCACTGCTGATACGAACCAAGAACGATGCTATGGAATATCTTGTTGAGGCTCGTGCCGTCTGATGTTCCGTAGAACTGGCCGCCGCCGATAACAGCGTTAGCCTTAACGCCGTATGTAGGTGATGCGGTAGAATCGTAACCGTCCTGATTGCCCTTGCCGTATGCTCCCTGTAGGTCTGTGGTCTTTGCAAACATGATGAGCAGATCAACGATAGTGTTGATGATCGCACCGCCAAAGAATTTAGCCCTGCTGCCGAAAGCGTCAATGGCTGTTTTCTGTGCGGCCGTGCCGTTGCTGTATTCGGGCTGTCCTGTTCCGATACAAGTTGCCTTTGTCGTTCCGTCCGTGTTGTAGAACATCGGCAGCCATACGCCTTCAAGTTCCTTGTCGGACGAATCAACGAAACCGACCGGCTCGAATCCCTCTTTCTTTGTCAGGGAAAACAGCACATAACGATCATCCCCAGACATATACTCTTTCTTGTAAATCTTCTGAAGCCATGAGAACGCACCGCCCGCATAGGATGTGTTAGCCACATCGGATGCCGTTGTGCCATCAACAGCCTTTTTGGTATAGTCGGTAGCAAGCAGCTCATAGTCCGGCGTGCCATCATTCTTTACCATCCAAGGCTTGTTGTTCTTCAGTACCGGGAAATCAGCCCAGCCGCCGAGCGAGAAGCCCCCGCCCATCGTGACCGTAAGAGGCGTAAATCCTTTGTTCATCCCGATGTATTCAATTCTCTGTGACGGTGACAGGATGGCATTATGTTCGATAAAGCCATATACGCCGTCAGCAGAGAGGATGTCATAGCACTTGTCCAGCGTTTCTTTGTCAGCAATAAATGTCTTGCCCATTTTCTGTATATCCTCCTTCTTTTATTCCTCAACTTCTTCGTAATACATCAAGCCGTTCTCAATCCCCAACTCGTACTTATCCCCGGTGTTGTTGTCGTAGAGATACATACGGTTAGGCATTACAAGCGTCACCTCGTCAGCGTTCGCAACCTCTGTAAGCATTTCCATCGTGATCGTGGAAGGCGTGAGGTTATTGTATGACGGCATATAATCCCACTGATTAGCTACCGCCGTAGCGATTGCATACAATATCTCGCCCTCGTCCGGGTCATTGGCGTACAAGCCTACCTCTTTCACATAGTAGCTTACATGGAGATAGTCAATTGCGCTCTTGTAATTGGTGATGATAAATTTCACATAAACATTCGTTGCGTTCCATACGCTGACTGTGTTCAGTGAAAATGTCTGCTTTTGGCTCTTTAACGCCGTCCTGATTGACAAGTCCTCGCCTTCCGAATACTCGCCGTCACCCGTCACAGCCCTTGTCAGTTCGATGCTGCACAAGTCCGCCTGTGCCTTTGCGAGTAAAGCGATTCCTTTCTGTGTAAGCACGGCTTCATGAAATTTACCCGCCATACGCTTTTATTCCTCCTTTGTGCTTATCTTTTAAGACTGTCCGGCGTTCAGGACAACGACCTTCGGACTTGACATGACAGCCATGCCGCCTTTTGGTGTTCCCTGTATTTGTGCCTGTAAAGTCTTTGTGTTTGTGATCGTTACTTTCGGATGTGACATTACCGCCATACCCGAATAAAGCGTTTTATTGACCGCCCTTGATCTTTGCGGGCTGTTCGTAATCTTATCGTGAGGACTGCTGATAATGGCCGCCGCTGCGTACTCATTCATCTTTACCGAACGTTCTACAAGAATCCGTCTTATGTGCGATCTGACATTCTTTACACGCTCGATGATCTTTGTGAACTGTGCGATTGCATCTGGCGTAAGCTGTCCGCTGGTTACGATGTCGAAATATCCGGGCGTTTGTTCGCCCTCGTCAAAATCGAACCACTCAACAACCTTGCCCTCTCCGAATATGGTTTTAATCATATCCTCTACAGCCCACGGAGTACCGGCTTTCATGTACCATTTCAGCGTCCTCTTGATAATACCCCGTTTTGTCTCGATATCCATGTCCTGATTGTAGTACGGTGCATTCAGCTGCAGGGCAAGGATATCTAACAGATCGTCCCCCATTTCATCTATTGCCGTGTATGTTTGGCTGTTCTCGGCATATGAAATCGTCTGTTCGTGTGCCTTTCCCCATGCTCCTGAAAGTGCCTGTACCCAATCCTGCTCTGACAATATGCGGGGCAGTCCGTCCGTTAGTTTTGCATCCTTTAGACTTTTAATCATCTTCAAGACCTCCGTATGTCACACTGACCGTGCCAATCTTCGGTAACTGTATGTTTGTAATGGCTGCATCCGTAGGTGCAGTCAATGCGACCCTCTTTGCCCCCGCCTGTCTTATTCTTGTGATAAGCTCCGTGGGGTTTATATCCCGTCCTAATTTACGCTGCCAGCTCTGAAAATCTGATACTGCGGTATTGACCGCCGACTGAATCGTTGCCGCCTCGCTCTGATTGCTTGTGGCAATATAGTATGTCAGCGTAATGTTGTATGTGATCTCTTCCGGGTCATTGCATACAACATTATCTGTCAGCGGCCTTATGATATTATCATCGAGATAGCTCAAAAGGCTTGCTTTTTCAGATGCATCCGGGATAGTACCGTCTGCGAACATGAGATAGATCGCAACTACGCAAGCTGAAGGGCTTGTTATCTGCACATCTGCTACATCCGAACGCCACTCTTTGACGAAATACTCATAAGCTCCTTTCGGACCCGCCACAGAAAATCTGTTAGGGGCTAAAAATGTGCGTTCTGTCAGACTGTAATCATCCTCAACATCCAATCCCCCAGAACTCACCGTTGTATTTGTCACGCTTGCAATATATGGTATAGGGTCAACAAGGGTATCAATAACCCCTGTCAGTATTCCGTCTGCCCCCGTTCCCGCTTCCTCTGCCTGTACCGTTGCATCGGTGTATGTATCACCCGCTGCTATCTCGGCGTATTCAAGGGTATTAAAATACTGTCCGTTCTGTGTCCTTACCCTTGTTCCAGCAGGTATTCCCGTTGCCTCGCCTCTTGCCGCCGAAAGCGTGAATCTTTCCGTGGCGGTTGCCTTTTTGCTGGGCTGTCTGGTTATACCTAACAAGGCCGCAAGCGCATCAAGATCATCGCCGGTTGAACTTTTTAGCAGTTCCGCTTTGCCCTTTGCATCGACAAACTGCATCGTCTGGTATTCGATCAGGGCTATAGCCTTGATTAAAAGGGTCTTGGGGTCTGCATCCCGAAGCTCTCCCTCTTTCCCGGTGATCGCCTTGTACAGTCTCAAATAGTTTTCCCTTAACTGTTCCTCGGTCTGCGCAAGTGTCATATTGCCGATAAAACTAATATCCGGCACATTTGCAAGTTCGCTGATCTCACTCAATTTCTATCACCACCTTTGGAATCATATTTCCCCGCTCGGCTTTGCCTTCCAGATAGTCAACCGTTACCACTGTAGCCCTCGGCTCATATCGCTCGATTTTGCTTACATACTCTGCCGCAAGCATCGCCATGGCATCATCCTGCGGATAGTCAAATACCGAACTGTCTATCCCGAAATCCCTATCAAGAGCCTGCTCCCCCGCAACCGTTCCCAATAGGGTCTGAATATTCCTGTAAATCTCTTTCGCCGTGCTTTCGTCCACTTCACCGGCACCAATCTCTATTACAGCCTCGCCTATGTCGATCATCGCTTATGCCTCCTGACTGCTGCTTACAGATACTCTTGTATCGTCAGCGACAAATTGCATTGTGTCAGCGTACCGCCCCGGATGACAGAACCCCACTCCTCACTAATGCTTGTTATCACGAATCTGTTTTTGCTCAAAGGCTTACCGCCTACAACGAAATAATCAGCATTGCCCTTTTCGCACTTTTTCTGAAAAT